AGGCAGTGCGCTGTGGCCAGAGTTCTGGAAGCTAGAAGAACTCGAAACCCTCAGGAACGAATTGCCTGTAACCAAGTGGTCTGCCCAGTACCAGCAAGACCCGACGAGTGAACAAGGCGCTATCATTAAAAGAGAATGGTGGAATGAGTGGGAGCGCGAAGACCCTCCCCCGTGTGATTTTATTATTCAGTCTTGGGACACGGCTTTCCTGAAGACGCAACGAAGCGACTTTTCGGCGTGTACGACATGGGGTGTGTGGTTCAACGAAGAAGCCAATAACCACCACCTGATCCTGTTAAATGCATTCCAAGACAGAATGGAGTTTCCAGAACTCAAAGCAAAAGCTTATGAGCATTACTGTGAGTGGACACCGGACGCATTTATCGTCGAGGGGAAGGCCACGGGAATGCCTTTGATATTTGAATTGAGGCAAATGGGCATCCCCGTAACGGACTTTACGCCGAGTCGCGGTAACGATAAGATTGCACGGGTAAATGCGGTTGCTGACCTTTTCCATTCTGGAATTGTTTGGGCACCACAGACCCGATGGGCTGAAGAGGTTATAGAGCAGTTTGCTTCATTTCCTTCCGGGTCTAATGATGATCTGGTGGACTCCAGCACTCAGGCATTGCTGCGTTTCAGGCAGGGCGGGTTTGTCCGCGCTGCCGGTGATGAAGTGGAGCAGGAGCATTGGCGTGACACTGTAGAGTATTACTGATCGGAAGGACGGCTAATGGCTATAGAGAAACCCTTGGTGAGTGGACCGTTTCCAGAAGAAACGGAAGAAGTAGTCGAGGTTGATACTGAGCAGGACGAGGATGACGTATCAATAGGTGTTCTCAATCCTGAGGCCGTCTCAATTGAAACTGAAGACGGCGGCGTGATCATTGAGTTTGACCCGCGCTCTGAAGACGAAGACCCCGATGCCAGCGCACATAATGCAAACCTCGCCGAGTTTATGGAAGACGGTGATTTGCAGCATCTTGCGATGGAGTTGATGGGTCAGTATGAGTCAGACCGAATGTCCCGCAAGGACTGGGAAACAACATACATCAAGGGTCTTGACCTTCTCGGTCTTAAAATCGAAGAAAGAACACAGCCGTTTCCCGGTGCCTGTGGTGTCTTCCATCCCGTGCTGACAGAAAGCATTATTCGCTATCAGGCGCACTCCATGATGGAAACCTTTCCTTCTTCCGGTCCCGTCAAGACGCAGGTGCTTGGCAACATAGATGCGGAAAAAGAAGAACAGGCTCTTCGTGTACAGAATGAAATGAACTTCCAGATTACGGAAGTCATGACTGACTACCGCAGTGAGCATGAGCAGCTATTGTTTCACCTGCCACTCGCGGGGTCAGCGTTCAAGAAAATCTATTACAATGTGGATATGGGCAGGGCATGTGCCGTGTTTGTGCCAGCAGAAGACTTGGTTGTGGCGTATGGCGCAACTGACTTGAGAAGCTGCGAGCGGTTCACCCATGTGATGAAGAAGACGACCAACGAAGTCAGAAAGCTACAGGTGGCGGGGTTCTACAGGGATGTCGATCTTCCTGAGCCAAGCCCTGACTACAGCCAGATACAGTCTGCCTATGATCGCATTCAGGGTGAAGACCCATCTGTCGAATATGATGATCGCTATACCCTTCTTGAAATGCACGTTGACCTTGATCTTGAGGGATACGAAGACGAGAAAGACGGTGAGCCGACAGGGATTGCGTGTCCGTACGTTGTGACCATCGATAGCCAGTCTCGCGACATTCTTTCAATTCGCAAGAACTGGAACAAGGGCGACGAGCGCAAGATGCGGCGTATGCACTTCTCGCACTACAAGTTCATGCCGGGACTTGGGTTCTACGGGATCGGACTGACCCACATGATCGGTGGCATGGCAAAGTCTGCCACGTCTATTCTGCGCCAGCTAGTTGATGCCGGAACCCTGAGCAATCTTCCCGCAGGTCTGAAGACGCGAGGCTTGCGGATTAAGGGTGACGAGTCACCGATAGCTCCCGGTGAGTTTCGTGACGTTGATGTGCCCGGAGGTTCGATCCGAGACAACATAAGCTTCATGCCATACAAGGAGCCGTCTGGAACTCTTTATCAGTTGCTGGGCACAATCGTTGAGGAAGCCCGTAAGTATGCGGCTGTTCCCGATGTGAATATCGGAGAGATGAGCAATCAAGCTCCCGTTGGTTCTACGCTTGCGATCCTTGAACGATCCATGAAGGTTATGTCTGCGTGTCAGGCGCGGCTACATGCTTCCTTGCGTAACGAGTTCAAGATACTGGCGGGTGTTATCAAGGACTTCCTTCCCGCTGCTTATGACTACGAAGTCAACGAGGACGCCAGCCGCAAGAAAGATTTTGATGATCGCATTGATGTAATCCCTGTTTCGGACCCTAACGCCACAACGATGGCGCAGCGGATTATGCAGTATCAGGCTGCGCTCCAACTGGCCCAGCAAGCTCCACAAATGTATGACTTGCCCCAGCTTCACAAGCAGATGCTGGAAACTTTGGGTATCCAGAACGTAGACAAGATTATTCCTGTTGGCGCGGAGGTCATGCCGGAAGACCCTGTCAGCGAAAACATGAACGCCATCAACATGAAGCCGATAAAAGCTTTCGCCTATCAGGATCACGAAGCACACATTCGTACCCATATGGCAGCTATACAAGACCCGAAGATACTGGCTCTCGTACAGCAGTCGCCCAATGCTACTGTGATACAAGCCGCGCTTGAGGCTCACCTTCGCGAACATCTGTCATTTCAGTACAGAAAAGAAATCGAAGAGCAGCTTGGTGTCGAGCTTCCCCCGATTGGCGAGGCGCTGCCACGCGACGTGGAGCAAAGGCTTGCGGGTCTTGTGGCTGCTGCCGCAGAGAAGCTTCTGCAAAAAGACATCGCAGAAGCTCAGGCCGAAGAGAACCGCAAAAAAATGGAAGACCCCGTTGTTCAAATGCAGCAGGAAGAGCTTCGATTGCAAGCGGCGGATATCGAGCGAAAAGCCAAGGGAGATCAGATGCGTGCGGAAGCCGATCTTCTTAAAACCAAAACGACGGCAGAGACAGAGCGACTGCGTATTTCATCTCAGGAGAAAACAACAGGCGCTCAGATTGGGGCCAAGATTGCAACGGAAAGCATGAAGGCTGCTGTCGATGACAAGGAGACCTCGTCCAAGGAGAAGATCGAAGGTGCCAAGCTAGGGGCCAAGATTGCTGAAGACATTGTGGAGGCGGCAGGTAATGCCAGCAAAAAAGAAGGCTAAGTCACGGGTCAACGAGGCGGGAAACTATACAAAGCCCACCATGCGTAAACGCTTGTTCAGTAAGATTAAGTCAGGCGGCAAGGGGGGAAAGCCGGGACAGTGGTCTGCAAGAAAAGCGCAGATGCTGGCTTCTCAGTATAAGAAGGCTGGTGGGGGTTACAAATAATGGCCGTTAAAAAGAAAGCTCCCGGCAAGCTGACCAAGCGTCAAGAAGACACCATGAAGAAACACGCCGTTCACCATACTAAAAAACACATGGCTGAAATGAGAAAGGTCATGCGAAACGGAGGCACCTTTACCGCAGCGCACAAGCAAGCGATGAAAAAGGTCGGCAAGTAATGCCCCTCAAAAAATCCCAGAAATCCCTGAAGGATTGGACAAAGCAGAAGTGGCGAACCAAGTCGGGCAAGCCGTCCACGCAGGGGAAGAAGGCAACAGGGGAAAGGTATCTCCCAGAACGGGCTATCAAGAAACTAAGCTCCAAGGAATACGCGGCTACCACAAAAGCTAAACGCAAGGGCGCAAAGAAGGGTAAGCAGCACGTCGCACAACCTAAAAAAATTGCAAAGAAAACAAGGAGGTATCGTTAGTGAGTATACAGGGTGACCACATATTGACTCGTCTACAGAAGTTCATACGAGAACAGATGAACGACGGGGCGGACCATCTTGCGTCTGGTGGTGCAAAGGATATGACTGAGTACAGCCGCATGGTTGGACGTATAGAAGGAATAGCTATGGTAGAGAGGGAGATGGTTGAACTCTCTAGCAAGCTGCAAGACGAAGACTAAACAGGATACCGCTGTGCCTGTAATAATTCAGCGCGAATCGAGCATTGCTCGCGGAGACAGAAATAATGACGAAGACGTTAGAGAAGGAGCGCCCGTCGCTCAAAGAGGTGGCTGAAGAAGAAACAGCCTCTCAGCTACCCAAGCCTTGTGGCTATAAAATACTGATAGCCCTCCCCGAAGTTGAAGAGACCACAGAAGGTGGAATTATCAAGCCCGACATAGTCAGGGAGCTTGAAGAGTATTCTACAGTGGTGGGCTTTGTGCTGAAGTTGGGGCCAGACTGTTACGACCAGACGGCAGATCAGAGTAAGAAGTTTCCTACGGGAGCCTACTGTAAGGAAGGTGACTTTATTTTGTTTCGAGCTTTTCAGGGAACCCGCATCCGTATCCACGGTAAGGAGTTCCGTCTCATTAACGACGACAATGTTGAGGCTGTTGTGGAAGACCCACGCGGCATTAAGAGGGCTTAGAAATGGCTGAAGTAAAACCCGAAGTAGCAGAAGAGCCTCAGGAAGAGCTTTTCGAGATTGAGGTTATTGACGACACCCCGGAAGAGGACCGTCCCTTTGCGAGCAAAGGCGCGTCTGATGATGACGACGACGAAATCAAGGGTGTCGGCCAACGAGCGCAGGACAGGATTGGTCAGCTTAAGCGTGAGTTTCATGACAAGCGGCGCGAAGCTGAAGCAGCGCAACGTATGCAGACCGAGGCTATCAATGTCGCTCAGACCATACGTCATGAGAATGAACAGCTTAAGGCGTTGTTAAAGAGCGGTAATTCGGCCTTGTTCGATGTTACCAAAGCAAAGAACGACGCCGATCTTTCTCAGGCACAGTCAGATTTGACCAAGGCTTATGATGAAGGAAATGCGGAAGAAATTGTTTCTGCTCAGACACAGCTTAACGAGTTGATGTTTGACGGACGCAAGCTTCAGGAGGCGATTAGTCAGAGAGAGTTTCTTGCTCAAAGCCCCGCCCCTGCTCCTGTCGCCGCTTCACCGCAGAAACCTGATATTACCCTAACAGAGCGGGACACGGATTGGATAAGAAGAAATCCGTGGTTTCAGAAAGATCAAAAGCTGACCGCTTATGCGATGGGACTGCATTATGAACTCACTCAGCAAGAGGGGGTCCATCCGAATGGTTCGGAGTATTACAAAAAGATTGATGAGGAAATGCGAAAACATTTCCCTATTGACGAAATTAACAATAACTATCAAGATGGTTATACAGAAAGTTCTGTTTCTTCTGGTGTTCGTGAGTCAGCGGATTCTGAAAGTGTTTCAGTTGAAGTTGAGTCGGAAGAAACAGTGGCCCCCGTGGTTGCGCCAGCTACTCGTAGCAGTAACAGAAAACCAACGCGAGCCAGACTCACGAAGACCCAAGTAGACCTCGCTAGAAAACTTGGGATTACTAACGAACAGTACGCGAAGCAGCTTTTGAAGGAGCAAGCAAATGGCTAAAGATAAAGATGATAGTGAACTGTTCGACGGCGACAAGCGCGAATCTAGAACCGCCGCCAGCTTGGGTGAAAGAGAAACCCGCGAGATGAGTGAGCGCAAAAAAAGCTGGGCACCTCCGTCACTTTTGCCTGAGCCAACTCCTGTAGACGGTTATGTGTATCGATGGGTACGCACGGCCACTTTGGGGGAAGCCGACAACACGAATGTTTCTCAACGCTTTAGAGAGGGTTGGGAACCTGTTCCTGTTGACGACCATCCTGAAATGCAAATCCTGACTGACCACAACTCGCGGTTTGAAGGGTCTATTGAGGTTGGTGGTTTATTGCTTTGCCGCACCGCTGAAGAAAATATGCGACAGCGGGATGATTACTATGCAAACAAAACCAAACAGCAGATTGATGCAGTTGACCAGAGCTATCTAAGAGAAAGCGACCCACGGATGCCTGTTCTCCGTTCAGAGAACCAGACGCGGGTTGGTTTCGGAAATGGCCGCTCATAGTAAGTCCTATGGGTTTTTTTTAACTGAAGATGCGAAAAGGAGACAGAGATGTCCTCAACTGCTGCACCCTTCGGTCTGCGCCCAATTGGTCGGTTGGATAGTGGTTCGTTAGAAGTATCGCGCCAGTATCCAATAGCCTCAGGCTATGGCACAGCTATCTGCGTAGGTGACATTGTTCAGCTAGTAGACGGCGGAGCCGCTACCACCATTGAGAAGCAGTCCGCAACGGGCGACGACTCAACCGCCATTGATATGGTCGGTATTTTCATGGGCTGTAAGTACACAGACCCCAACTCTGGACAACTTACGTTTAGTCAAAAGTGGCCAGCCAGTCTGGTTGCCTCTGATGCTATGGCGTATGTGGTTGATGATCCTAATGTTCTGTTCACCATCCAAGCGGATGCTGCACCTACTAACGTAGGGGACATTTATGGGAAAAACACTCTTCTAGTTCAGACTGCACCTAACACTACTTTGAATGTTAGCCGTGTTGCTCTGGATATTTCTGAACTTTCTACCGATGCTCAGAACCCAATTCGGGTAATTGACTATCTCGGCGGAAACGACGGGGATGAGAAGGGTACGACTTTCCCGCTGCTGGTGTGCAAGTTTAATTATCACCAGCATTCATCCACAACTGGTTCGGCATAGGGGGATTGAGTTATGGCTATTGCAAGAACACAACTCCTTAAAGAACTTCTTCCGGGTCTAAACGCCCTGTTCGGTTTGGAGTACGAAAAGTACGAAGACGAACACACGATGATCTACGAAACAGAAAGTTCTGATCGTAGCTTTGAGGAAGAAGTTAAGTTGTCTGGATTTGGTTCCGCTCCGGTTAAGCCCGAAGGCGAAGCTATTTCTTACGACAGCGCACAAGAGTCATTTACGGCTCGGTATAACCATGAGACGGTTGCTATGGGCTTTTCCATTACCGAAGAGGCAATGGAAGACAACCTGTATGACTCGCTCTCGGCTCGTTATACCAAGGCTCTGGCTCGTGGCATGGCTTACAGCAAGCAGACCAAGGCTGTTACTCCCCTGAATACGGGGTT